GTAGTCTTTCCAATCATATAAATCTCTTTTTGGGTTTTGGATTACTTTTCTACCGGGAGCAACTTTCATTGTACCTGCTATTTTATCTAAAACTTTTTGTTTGCCTTTAGCTGGTATCATTTTAATAATCTCTGAAGCAAGCTTAGGAATCTTTCCTGTTACAGCTTTTGCAGTACCAGCTACACCAGCACCCGGAATAGCCATACTCATTAACATATCCATCATTTCATTTTCTTCTGCACCAATTCTATCGGCATCTACCATTGAATATTTACTTTGTGGCTTTTTTTTTAGAGCGTCAGATATCATAGCTTGAGCAAGAAGCTCATCCATAGCAGAAGTAGCAGTAGCATCACTAACAGCACCACCATCTTGATAGCCAGCGATATTTTCATTACCAACCATACCACCACCTACTATAGGTTGCATTTGAGATAATGTTGCTTCTCCTATTAAAGCATCAATGTTATCATGAGCTGCACCATTGGATACAGAGTTTAATTGCTCTAATAGTGGTAATCCCAACATTTCTGCGGATTCCCTTTTAATTACAAATTCACCGGGGGTTAATCTTGCTGGAACGGTATCTGTAGAGCCAGCCATTAGTCTCGAACTTCAAAATGGGGAAAATCATCGAAGCGGTTGTCCATTACCTGAAAATCCATATCCCAGTCTCCGCCCCACCTTAAACGAATATCCATGCCCCTAGCAATCCCAAGGACAAAACCAGCAAATAAGGTTTGTCGTTCCCGGTCTTTCCAATCAACAGGATAAGGGGTAACGTCAACGGCTTTAGAAGGACTAGAATTGTGCCTACCGTTAGGATACTTAACTTTTGTGCGATTTTCATCATATAATTTATTTTGCCTTTCTTTACTACGATGACCCTCTAAAATAGAGCAGTCAACGTACTTAATTACTTCATTAAAAACATCTTGAAGTCTCTTGTCACAACTTGAAAGACGTTCTTTTGATTTTTTAGAGTATCTAGGCATTCATCTTATTATACAAAGAATCATGTAGCAAAACAAATATTATTTAAAATTTTGAGCCGGTAACCCAGTTATATGCTTTTTTGATTTTATAGTAGTCAAATTGTTCTTTCTTTACTATAATATCATCCTTACCCATCTTTTCAGTTTTAGGTGGTCGGGCAAAGTAATCAGCGTAATAAAGACCATCCATTAGGTCATCATTTCGTGGTTTAGGGTGTTCAAATAATTCATCGACTAATTCAGTCATATGTCTTTGTAGATATAGTTTTTTAGAGTTTACTATTTGACCAAGTGCGGTTTCAAGCCTATCTTCCTTTTTAACTCTTGCTGGAGGCTTAACACCTTTAAAAAGTCCCGGCATTAATCTTTTTTCAGTAGCAGACATTCTTGTTACCATATCCCGAACCATTTCTTGAGCAGCAACAGTTTCAATCGTAACTCTCCTAACAGGAGAATATTTCTTAGCATATTCTATAATTTTAGCTGGAACATCAAATGTGGGTATTCTTTCTCTAAAATAATCTAAAACATATCTATTTTTATTAGAGTCGATGCCCATAACCATAATTACTTGAAAATCTGATGTTTCCGTAGCTGTAGCTGCAAGGTCAACCCCAATGTAAACATTAATTGGAATCGCATCCTCACCCTCAATAATGTAAGGCATATTGTTTTCTTTTCTAAATGAACCGCTGTAGTATTGTATTCTATCTATTTTAAAAGCAGCGTTGGTAATATCACGAGCATCATTCATATACTCTTGAGCAAACTTATTTACCAGCCCAGCTTCTATAAACTCACGCTTTTTAGACTCTAATTTTTTATCTGAAAATTGTGCTCCCCATAATGGTTTACCATCTTCTATTGCTCTATAAAAATTTACTGTCCAAGGATATTCACGACCATCTTCTTTTGCTTTCTTCCATCCATCGTATGTCATTTGTAGATAAGAGTCAAAATGAACAATCGTACCACTAAGCCATATCCAACCTTCATTACCGGGAGTCTCTTCTAGTGCCGGATAAACCGTAGATACAATCCATTTCTTAATTTCAGCTCTACGTTCAGGGGTTTTTGTATTTAATTCAGATTCAAAGTCGTCAAGGACAATACCAGTATAACGAACATCAACTTCTGCACGACCCCTCAATCTCTGAGAAGTACCTTTTGCAATCATTCTATCGCCTTTTGCGGTAACAATATCTTTTTCAGTCCACCTTTTACCAACTGAACCGCCATCCATTGTTCCAAAATAATACTTTATCATCTTATTGTTCTCAAAATGACTCCGCAAGTATTTAAGGTGGTCTATTGCCTGACCTTGTTCTTCTGATACCCAAGCGATAAAATGCTGTTCATCTGTTTTAGAAAAACATAGTTTGTGCATAATAGCGGCTTTTGCCATTACAGACTTACCATGTCCTCTTGGTATTATATTACATATCCTAGCTCCCGGCTTGGTCGTAATCATTTCTTTGGAAATTTGGTAGTGGAAGGGGGCTGATTCAGACTTCTTTAAGAAATCGTTTGGTAAAAAAGCTCTGCCAAAGTAAATGAGGTTATTATACGAGTTCTTGAGAATCTCGTCCCTTTGTTTCATTTCATTGGGACTAGGTGTTATATTAAAATCTTTTTTAAACGGCAAAGGCATTATTTAAAAGGATTATATTTATAAGTTGGTGCTGACATTATTTTATCATAATCTATATTAGTTAAAGCTTCTGGGTATAATCTTTTTAATTGCTGTACGTCTTTTCTAGCTCCACGACTCATCATAATTGGTATATCTTTTTTTAATACTCTATGTAATAGATTTGCCCTATTTAACCCAACACCCGGAAAATTATAACCAACATTTTGACTCTTATCAAAAATATTAGGAAATTTCATAAAGTCTATTAATTTTATATCACTTACTGGAAGGTCACCTAATATTCTTTCTTCAAATTCAAAATATGGATTTAGTGTTCTATCTTCTCCTTTTAAAAAGCTTTTTTCTGTCTTTTTAAAACCTTCTTCTGCATAAGGTTTTATTCTATGCCCCTTTCTAATTAAATCATCCCTATCCAAGATTAACTTAACATCAGTCCCAATGTGTTCATGGGGTTTTGATTGAAACATTGGGTCTCTGGTAACAGAAAAAGATTTAGGTAGATTTTTATTACTTAGCTGATTCCAATATTGGTCTTCTGTGTATCCCGGAAATACATTTGATGTCTTAATTTTACCAGATTTTAAAATTTGTTCAGCATTTCGAGCAGAAGTATAATGGTATAGAGGATTCTTTAAATTTATCTTTTTTATCAGTTTTAATAAATTAGGAATACTTTTAGCAGCAACTAATGGAGATAATGCTATATCTGGAGCAGTGCCAGTAATAGGTTGTGGTGGTTTATACGCAGACATAGAATATTGCCTTAGTTTACTATCCATTTCTGCTTTTAATATTAAATTATCAATATTACTATGAACATCTGTAGATACAGGTTCTGCGGTTGTCATATTTAGTAGTGTATTATTGGGCATTATGCTTCATAAATGTCACTACCATCAAAACTGCCAAATTGGACAAGGTTATCTTTTAAATCAAATATGCTTTCACAAATATCACATATCCAACCACTTAATTCATCTTTGGAATCTATGTATGGTAATTTATTCATTGTTCTTTCTCCTACAACCTCACAATCACAAGCTGGACAATAATTCGTACCATATACCAACTCATGTAACTCTTTTCGAGTGGTAAGTCTTACTGGAAAATAAATGCTATGCTTTTTTTCCATTTAGTTTTGCAGGTTGAGACTCTGGCAGAACGCCAGCTCTAAAAGCTTCTAACTTTTCCTGACTGAACCCTGTAAATTCTTGTATCAATGAAACAGAGTCCACCTTCTTTTCCGTACTTAACATACCTGAAAGCTTCATCAATGTTTCAATGGCTCTCATTCTATCAGAATCTTTTGAACCCTCTGAGTCAACAATATCTTTTGTTTTTTCTAATAAATAAGATTTTGTAATACCAGTCTCATTTAATAACAATTCTATTTCTTTATCTATCAACTGTCTAACCTTTTTACTTTTTAATAAGACCTTGGTCTTTTGTTTTGCATAATCTAAGCTTTTAGTATTCTCATGAGCTTTCATAAAAGCATCAATCGGCTTCATACCACTAGCTATATACTTCGCAAATATACGCTTAGATACAGATAAATTGCCGTCTTTTATTTTAGCATACCAATTCTTCTTCCCAAAACGCCATATATCCTGAACTGGCTCGCCCTCAATGTTTATTGTTCTTTTAATGTTAGCCATACCCAGTAAAGTTCTGATGTATTCATCCTTTCTACTCTTTTTTCTGTCTCTGGTTTTTATTTTACCTCTTTTAATAACTACGGTTACCTGCCCATCATCCGTTTTAATCCAGTCGCCCGTATTTGCACCTCTCCAGTCCGATTGAATGGTTTGCTTAGGGTTATGTCGCCTAAACTCTTTTTCGTCTTTATACAGCGTATAAGACACGCCTTTTATCTTTCTAGTATAAGCCATGATTAATTATGGTTGTTTAAAAACATCTCATCTGAGAGTATCTCAAACTCTTTTATTGCTTTTACTCTTGATAGTAGCTCGGCAATCTTTCCATAAGTAGAAGAGGTAGGGTTAATTACATCTAAAAGTTCTATCTCATTACCCAACTTTCTAATCTCATTGATATTGGTAAAAACATCAATGTCATCAAAAGAGCCTGCCAGTGCCTTTTGAAAGCGAGTCTTTTTGAAATCACGTTTTTCTTTCATGTGTTAATTTAGTAAAAGTGTTGGTAAAGATAAAGGTAATAAAGTTTTCCACAAAGTTATCCACAATACTTAGTATAGCTATATAGTAGTATAGTATCTGTCAATAGTGAGTATAGTATTATAGTATAGTAGTAATATAGTATTATAGTAGTATAGTATAATATAGTATAGTATAGTAATATAGTATAGTATAGTACCCCGCCCAAGCTAAATCTTTAAAAAAATGAAAAAAATTATATTTGTATTCGTGTTCTTCTTATAATTTGCATGGGTACTCCCCCTATCGCATTTGAGGTTGAAATAATTGAATTGAGAAATCCGTTTTTGATTGTAGGCAGGTTGAAGTATGCAGGGCAGAAGACTCTATGTATAAAAAATTGAGTCTGTAAGTCTAACAATATCAACATATATAATTAATTTGGAACTTTAAACGCTCTAAGTGACATAATAAGTATCAAACGGACACAAGACGAACTACGAAAACAATGATTGATTGATGTGTAGGCACTTGCTAATAGTATTGATGTGAATTACTCTTTTCAGACTCAAGGTATCCAATCCTGATTCAATTAATACTATTCTTTTGTTGATAATTAAAAAAAGGAATAAACAAATGAGTTTATTAGATAATCTTAAGGATATTAGTACCGAAGGTATTAATAAACTTAAGGAAATAAGGAACATACACAACTGTGGATGTTGTCACGAAGTAGTAAACACTAACACAGATGAGGATATAATCTACTCTGATACTTTGAATAATTGGTTTCATAACGATTGTTTGAATAGTTTAGATAGATGTAATTCCTGTGATAATGCTAGTTATCATTTAGAGCATGGAATATGCTCTAGATGTATGAATAGTCATTCTATTAGGAATTATTCATTTAGACCGAATCCGATTTTTCATAGAGTAAACAATAAGAAGAAATCTGTTTTGATTTCTGAAAGTGGATACTCTAAGCATGAACTACCAATATTACACTTCGGTGTTGAAATTGAAGTTGATAGACATGAAGAGCAAGATGACGATTATGATTCTGATATTATCCTTGAGGGAAATAACTTCGCATCCTTAGTTAATATCATTGGTAGAGGAATAGGAAAGAGTAATCTATTCTATTCTAAATCTGATGGTTCATTAAGTGAGCAAGGTGTTGAAGTTGTTAGCCATCCTTTTTCTTGGAACTTTTGGAAGCAATACGGACGGAATATATATGATGCCTTGTTTAGTGCTTTAATGTCGAGCGGATATTATAGTGCTGAAACTCTAGAGGGCGGAATGCATATTCATGTTAGCAAATCAGCGGTAAACAGGACACAACTACATAAACTATTATGGTTTATTTATGAGTGTCCTAACTTTATTGAAATGATTGCACAGCGTAGTTCTAATTGGGGGCAAATTACATGGTCATCTTTAATAGGTAGCTATGCTAACGAGTCTTTTTCAAAAAGAAGAGCGTATGTCTCAAGTGTAGCGAGAAGGAAATTTTCTTCACGTGCTGAGAGATATACCGCTGTTAATTTGCAACCTAATAATACGATAGAGTTCAGAATGTTTAATGGTACATTGAATATTATGACATTATCAAAAGCCATTGAGTTCATACATTCTTTGCTTAGTTACTGTTCGCAAACATCCTTTAAGGATATTGTTAATAATAAAAGTGAGACTGTGAGAGTTGAAGGCTATTTGAAATTTTTATCAAAAAATCAAAAGAGGTATTCAAACCTCTGTATATTTTTAGATAAGGAAATGTCTGAACTATTATCAAAGCAGAAAAGACGAAAGTATTTCGGAATAACTACTGAAAAAGTCGGTAGAACATTGCTTAATATGGGACTTAATTCTGATAGAACCCTAACCGCTTTCAACTATGATAGAAAAGGAATGATGCTGTAATGTGTATTGTAATACTAAAGAAAAGAGATGCGAAAGTGTCTAAAAAACAACTGAAGAAGTCATTTGATAGTAACCCAGATGGAGCCGGATATTTATTCGCTAGGAATGGACATCTAACCATCAAAAAAGGGTTTTTTGTCTTTAATGATTTCTATGACAATTACTCCAGAGATATGGCACAGATGAATAATCCGATTGCTATTATCCACTTTAGGATAACTACTCACGGATTAACGAATAAGACGAATTGTCATCCTCATATGGTGAACGATGGACTCGGATTTGCTCATAATGGCATCATTGATTTTGTCGATGACCATAAGAAAAAATCTGATACTCTAGTTTTTAGGAACGATATTCTGAAAGGAATGCCAAAAGGATTTATTTTTAATAATTCCATTATGGCACTAATTGAGGAATCAATCGGTAACTCTAAACTAGTGTTCTTGGATAGGAACGGAAACTGGGTAATTGCTAACGAATACAAGGGACATTGGAACGATGAAAAATCAATCTGGTACTCTAATAAATCTTATTGTGAAGTTAAAAACTACACTACACAATGGGGTTTTGGTCACTTAGGTAGCTATTACGGAAATGTACCAACGACTAAGAAGAAGAAGAAGAATACTGATAATCTGGAGAGGTCTGAATGTCGGTCTTGTCTTAGTGGATTAATGACTCTCGGAGAGAGAAAACTAGGGCATTGCCAAGCTTGTCAGATGGATGCTCAAAACGGACAACATCCTAATAGGATATAATCAATAACAGAGGGGGGACTAGCAATCCCCTCTCATAATTTGGAGGATTCTATGAAATACCCATACGGATACAAGATACCACCATTACAAATAAAAGTATCTTTTAGAGGTCAATATGGTGATTTAATGTATAGATACAAGGAGGTTGTATGAGTCGTTTAATAGGTCGCTATATGGTAGGATATAAGAGCAGAAAAA